ACCATCCAGACTAACTTCTTTCTGTTCATCAGTTACTTTGTTATCTGTCATTCGTAATAACATTAGAACTATTTCTTCTAAGAGGTGACCATATAAAAACTTAATGAAAGTCTGTGGAGTTATTCTAGAAGGGAAGCTATTGGTCTTTCTACTATCAAACCATAGCTGTCTTAAAGGTTTTCCTAGATTAGACATCCTGATAGTGAACTCATTAGAAGGTTGAGGAGAAGCCCAATGCTTAATGACTTCTTTGATTGCTTCCCCTGTTTGTTCTATGGCTTCATCTGATAAATCAATAGCTCCATCATTCAGTTTATCTAGTTTGTTGTAGATGGATTTGACTATAAGGCTGTCCATAATTGATCCCATTGTTGTTTGTGGTTTTCCAATATCTATTAAATATCATTTGATCTATTAAGCCATGTGTATACTCTCTACTTAATGGACTGTACTTAATAGTTTTTAGACAAGCTCTACAGATGTTCTTACTCTTTTTAAGATTAAAGTCTTTACGAGAAGTAGTGTGACAGTTGACACAGGGAGTATGTTTAAACAGATTCATTAGTGTGTCTCGCTCCAGTTATTACCTATATTGTATTCACCAGTAAGAGGACAGTTAAGTTCTAAAGAGTTACCTGCTTGTTCAATAGCAACTACTCCTAACCTACCTACTTCATCAGCTATACTGGACTCAGCTTCTATCTGCCATTCATCATGGACATTAGCAACAAAGTGAGTGTCATACATCTTCAAGGTATTGTTTAAGATGACTAAGGCTTCTTTCATAACAATAGCACCTGCACCCTGCAACAAAGTATTCAAAGCACTATGCTCACTTCTAACTCCAAGCTTCCTACCATCGAGTCCTTTTAAGTAAGCATTTTTTTGGAACGCTCTAAGTACTCTATTTCTAAGGTCTGCAAATGCAGGGAGATTATCGAAGAAAGATTTTCTAAGTCTCGTACCAGTTTCTTTGTTTCCTCCAGCCACACTTCCAAGCTTCTCATCTCCTGCTCCGTATAAGAGTGCATAGATGAATGTCTTTGCCTGATCTCTAGATTCAAGTCCTGCAAGGTGCTGGTTAGCAGTATGTATGTCTCCTGATATGATTTCATTAGTGTAGTCCTTATCATTCATGTAGTGAGCTAACATCCTTAACTCAAGTCCTGAAGCATCAATACCCACTAACTTGTAGTTAGAAGGTACTCTCCATAAACCTCTAAAGTCTTTACCATAAGGAGCATTAACACTAGGCACTTGTGCCATGTTTGGTTTCCTGTGGGTCATACGTCCTGTCACTGTTCCATTGTGTATGACATGACTGTGTACTCTAAATGTTGAGGGGTTAGCCTCCTCTATCCAAGAGTTAAGCTGCGCTATGCGCTTCTCTAACAGGAAATAATGCTTAATTAGCCTAGCTTCTGGTATGTTTGTGACAGTCTCTAATACTTTCTCATTTAGTATTGCTCTGCCTTTATCAGTAAACTTAGTAGGCTTCCATCCAAACTCCTGCAGGTATTCAATGAGCTGCACCCTGCTAGATACATTTACTTCTTTAACTTCAGTCCTAACAACATGATCTTTATCAGTCTGCTGCATCTCAAGATACTCATCATCAGTTAGCCTAGTGCCTCCACCACATTCAGATACAGCATTCCTTGCTACGCTGCCGTCCTTCTTGTACTTAGGGTATAGCTTAGTGGATATGATCTTAGGCTTGAAGACTTCCTTGATACTGTTCTCAGTCTTGATGATGTCTTTCTGAAGCTCACTTTGAATAGTAGAAGCCTTATCAAAGTCCAGTAAGAAGCCATGTCTTTCTTGTTCACCTAGTATCTCAGCGACACTATGCTCAAGATCAATACACTTCCTGCTATACCCTCTAGCTTCTTGTCGTAGCTCATGGAATACCCTAGTGTTAAGCTCCACATCTCTGATGCAATAGTTCAACATCTGCATAGAGTAATGACTGTAATCATCAAACTCTATCTTTGGATAGCAAAGTAAGGTTCCCCAATCAGCTAGTCTGTGTCCTGGCTTCCTGTCTGGACTACATAGTCTAGAGAGAACTAATGTATCTAGTATCTCTTTACCTTTAGCAAAGTCAGGATAGTCCAGTATCTTTCTGACACAAGGTATGTCGAATGTCAGGATGTTATGTCCTATTAGAGTATCTGCCTTATTAAGTAAAGATACAGCTTCATGCAGTTCATTAGGCCCAAAGGAATGTATCTCCTTAGTGTCTGCGTTCTGAACTACAATGCACCATATCTTTGTATACTTAACTCCATCAGTTTCTACATCGAATACCATTCTTAATTTATCGTCACTCATAAGATAGTCTCCTCAGTAATTTCCATATCGCTAAGATCTAACTCAGTCAATCTACCTGTTACTGTGTCGTAGATAATAGAACCTGCATCTCCTACTTCACCAGAGTATCTGTTCTTGAGGACTCTTAGCTTAGTCGTTCTAGCTTCACTTTCATCTTCTGCCTGTTGGTTTCTTTCAAGACCAATAACAGAATCAGCTATCTGAGCTATTACATGGGAGCCTCTAAGGTGACTAAGGTTTATCTCAGCCCCATTCTCATGGCCCTTGTTACCATCGAGTCTTCTTAGATGAGACACAGTAATGATAGAGATATTCAGTTCTTCACATAGTTCTCTGAACTTGTGCATGATCTTGTTGATCTCTGAAGTTTCATTCTCACCTCCTGCAGCACTGATCATGTGAATGTGATCTATAAAGATCCACTTACATTCTGAACCTGCAGCCATGAACTTCACTCTCTCTGCAATAGAGGTAAGGTTGTTCTCACCAACGTGTTCATACACCCACACTCTGTTCTTGTTGTCACCTTCAAACAAAGCATCATGCCACTCACCAAGTCTAGCGATATCATAGGTTTCTCTGATGCTATCTTTAGATAAACGCTCATTAGCTTCAATAGACATCAAGCCATCAATGGTTCGTTCATAGCTCTCTTCAAGCATGACGATACCAATGTTGTCTTGAGTATTCTGAAGTAGCCAGTGTTGTAGTTCACGACAGACTGCGCTCTTACCTAACCCTGTACCAGCAGTAAGCACTGTCACCTCACCTTGGCGTAGTCCCTCAAGCTTTTCATTGAGGCCATTCCAAGGAAAAGGTACAGATAGTTTAGTAGGTCTTTTGAGATATCTTTCTTTGTGATCACTGACTGATACAAGTCCACTAGGTGTGTATGTTTTAGCTGCCCACCAAGCATCTATAAATGCCTGTTGTTCTCCAGCCATCAACATTTCATTAGCATCATTGTATCTAGAAGGAAGGCTTACTATCTTTGTCTTGCCTGTCTGAAGAAGTCTCGCTACTTTCTCTGTAGCTTTTCTTCCTGGCTCATCCATGTCAAAGCAAAGCACTACATTCTCAAAGCTATAAAGATACTCTAGGTTTCTTCTAACAGCTCTCTCTGCATCTGAAGAAGACTTCACTCCTATTGCAGGGAAGTTAGTACCTTTAGCAGCATTTATCATTTGATAGCCAGACATAGCATCTATCTCACCTTCAAAGAGGGTGATGTATCTCTGTCCTTCTTCAAAGAGCTGCTTACCAAAGAGATCTACTTTAGAAGAGCCATCAGTCCATACAAACTGAAAGGGTTCGTTATTCCTTTTCTTTATAACATCCCTTATCTTTATAACTTCTTCTTCACCATTGTAGTAAGGATAGTAATGTTTGATGTCATTACCTTGATCATCCCTAACTACTCTGACATTAAACTTCTTAACAACAGGAAGCTTTAAACAGCGAGATTCAATAGCGCAAATCTCACCACCTGTAGGCTTAACTATCTTAGAAGGTTTAGACTGTCGGGGAGTAGGAACAATGTCCTCACCCCCTTCTCTAGCCTTGTTGTACTGAGCAGGACTCCATGAAGTTTCACAAGCAAAGCAATGTGCGCTTCCATTCTTGTACTCAGTAAGAGCATCACTACTACCGCATTGTTCATTGATACAAGCTATGTGTTGGCGTTTATAGACGTCATCATCCATATCGTTGCTCCTGTTTTACTGTTGTTCTGGTTGTTTGAGCATATCCTCAGTCAAATGATCTTCTCTCATAGCTTTGTGAAAAGCATTAAGAGCAGTCTCAGATACTAAAGCTTTGTCTCTGTAATGTAAGATATCCTTTTGGGTTTCTAATATTACTCTCGACAATCCTCTAATGATTTGTTGTTTAGTAGCATCTGCTTTGGATAGATCATAGGTTTTACCTTCAAAGGTTACTGTATCTTCTGCCATCAGAATGCCACCTCATCTGCAGTAATCTCACCTTTGGCTTGCTCAACAATATCAAGCACCTGTACTGCTAGAAGCATAGGTCTTTTGTGTCTACCCTTACCATAGCTGTAGGCTTCCCACTGAACCTTTACTGTGCTGCCATTCTCAATGCGTTCAGCAAAAGGTTCTTTGTCCTTGTCTACAACAATAG